TAGAAGAGGGCCCGCCCGGGCTCCCGGGGCCGTGTTGTTGTCACGCGTGGCGCTTGATGTACTCCGCCACGTGGATCAGGGCTGCTGACTTGGTGAACCAGTAGTCTACCCCGATGGTGGCTTTGTGTCTCACGACCGTCGGATAGGAGTCCTCCGGGGTCTTGTAGATGGCAAAGTAGCCGTCTGCCGTTCTACCTTCCAGGATCAGTCGGGACCGGGACCGGATCTTGGCCGCCTCGAGGGCGGCCAGAGTGTCATCGCTGAACATCTGACCTCCCTCCTCAATCAGAACGGGATATCGTCGTCACCGAGGTTGTCGTTAGGGATGTCGTCGTCGACCTGGGGCTTCGGAGTGGGTTTTGTAGCGGGCGCCGGCTTCGCGGCGGATGTGGTGTGCGCTGCCTTCCTGGCGCCTTCTGCCGCGCCGATCGGGCGGAACTTCGGGCGCTCGATTCCGTCGCTGCCTTCTTCAATATTGACCCAGGCTTTCACACGAACGCCCACAAGAGCCTCGGGTCCGAACGCATTGGCGCCGCTGTACTTCAGGATCAAGGCCAGGGATTGCTGGGCGATCTTGGCTGCCTGCGACTGACCGCCACCGTGACCGACCAGCAAGTCCCAGAAACCTGACTCGCCACTGTCGGCTTGCACACGGAGCGTCAGCTTCTGGTAGCCGGTTTTGGTCTGGCGCATCTCGGCGTGTTTGATGGTCAGGTCGTACTCACCAGGTTCAACGAAGTTCATGAAACCTCCGCCATATTTTTCAGACTCGGCGGCTGCTTCGTTTTGAGTTTGCGGGTTGTTTGCGACTGCCCAGAAATCGAACGACATGGTAATGCTCCTTCAGGAAGTGGCCGGGGATCGTGATTGATCTTGAATTGGCCGGTGTGATTGAATTTTGATGCTGTGCTGCGTGTTTGTCAGGCGACCGCCTGTCGGTTCACTTGAGAGTTTCGAGGAGGGCCAGAAGGTCCTGCTTTACACTTTCCATGCCGCCATCCTCGCGGATGCCCAACAGAACCAGGATGACGACGATTGAGAAGGCGATGATGCCGCCGGTGTTGCCTTGGTTCATGATACTTGCTCCAGGTGTTGTGTTGATCGATGGGTTCATTCTGATGCAATCAGAACTCGGTGTCAAGACCGTTCATCGGGTTGGCGAGCGGCTCTGTAGTCGCCAGGTCGTACTGCTTGAACATGAAGCCGCAGTAGCCCTTCTCCAGGCACTGGCGTGGCGTACCTTCGGTCTGGGCGGTCACATTGTTCACCAGAGCCCAGTAACCGTAGGCCCGGCCAGTGCACATGGCTCGTACACTGGCGGCTTTGCTGTCGCTGTAGGTCCGCAGGGCTGCCACAGCCTCTTCGGTGCAGCGCTCGGTCTCCAGCTTGATCCATGCGTCCACGCCCTGCCCCATCTCCGTAGCCAGGTCGAACTTCAGGGCTTCACCAACCATCTTGTACTCTACGATGGCCCGGACAACGCCGGCGTTCAGGTACTTTGCCTCCCACTCGCCGATCGGCTCTTCTTCGGCCTTCGGAGCCTCAAACGGAAGCCCTGCCTTATCGGACATCGGGTCCAGGTAATCGGACTGATCTGCTGGGTCGAGTTTCTGCGGCGCAGGCGCGGCCTCGGGGGCTTGCTCGACCGGAACAAGAACCGTGGGTGGCACTTCCGTGGAAGCGGGTTGCTCTTGCTGCGCCACCGGATTGACCGGAGCTTCGGGTTGCTGATTGCCGGAGGAGCCGCAGGCGGCCAGGAGGGAGGTCAGTGCCAGGGAGAGGATGGTGCGTTTCATGATCGTTTCCTTGAGTGTGGAGGCTGTTGTTCAGCCCATGGACAGAACTATACGCTTGCCCATGGGCCGAGTCGACGACCGTTCATCACTCCGACGGACGGCTGATACGCTCGATGATCTTGCCGATGTTGGCCGGGCACAGTTCGGGTAGCTTGCCGGAGCGGTCTTTTGCCGTGAAGGTGCCGTCAGACACGAACCGCAGGGTTCGGCGGAGCTGCTGCGTGCCGTCCTCCTTGGGCACCGTGTCGACCACAAGGCGGCCCACAAGGTCGAGCAGATACGGGAGCTTGTCCTGGAACTTGGAGCCGGGGACCATCGGGGCGTGGATCCGGCGCCCCATGTCGTCTTGCACGACTGTCGACTTCCCGATCCATATCACGCTGCACGGCAGGTCACGCAGCTGGCGGATGAGCCGTGTGACCGCCGCCTCTGCCTCAGGGTAGGCCTTGCGGGGGTCCGGGGTTTTCTGCAATGCGTCTGCCAGCACGATCTCGGCGATCTCCGACAGGGAGTCAAAGATGATCGTTCCGTACTCGGCGGCGTGCTTGATGGCGTACCCGACAGCTTCCCGGGCTGACTTGATGTCATTGACCTCGATGTAGGGGACGTCGTGGCCAGCCAGGGAGAGCAGCCCGCCTTCCGCGCTGATGACCAGCGGGCGGTCACACGTCAGGGCCAGGCGGGTCTTGCCGACGCCGGAGTCGCCGTAGATCAGGGCGTTGATCTTGGCTTGCTGCTGGATGGATGCGGTGGTCTTGATCATGATTTCACATCGTAAAACTTGATTGCAGCCGGAGCCGGCTTGGTTGTGATGAACAGCTTCTGGGCTTCTGTCGGTTCGTACTTGGCTGGCACGCTGTAGGTCGCCGATAGACCAATCAGGAGCGACGGGTCTTGCAATGATGCTTCGCGAAGAGCTCGGTTGTCAACCGAGGTCCGTGTGACGGCCTTCACGGTGACTCGCTGGCCGTCGACCTCGTCGTCGAACTGATCGGCGTTTTTTGCCAGCCATTCACGGATGCGGTCGGATTTCTCCTGACGTTCCGCGATCTCGGCAAGCAGGTCGCGGTAGGCACGGATCCCCCGAGTGATGGTTTCCTTGTTCATTCCGACACCTCCTTCTTGATCACGGCGGCAAGCATGGCCAACCCGTGCAGATAAGCCAGGACGGCGTCCTGTTCTGTCGTGTCAACGGTCTCGTAGTAGTACCACTCGTTGCCTGCGCGCTGCAGGCTGTAGCCATCCAATTCCTCGTTGATTGGCAGGCCTGGAGCGGTCGCGCCAAGCTCCTCGTCATCGAACGGCAGGATATGGCCGGTGGTATTGACGATGCGGCCGTCCTTTATTCCGCAAGCCGGAGACAGAGTGGAGAACAGCTCCAGGTCTTCGTCGGTTTCCATTCCGCCTTCCAGTGACAGCAGGGAGATCTTGCCGGCGATCGACGGGGCGGACTTCAGAAACTGGTACTGGCTGCCCATCTTTCGGAGTGATTGAACAGCTTCGTAGGCATGAGGAAGTGTGATGACGACTGCCGACTTGCGGCTGCGTGCCAGCTCGAAAAGATCGGCGGGTGATGCGATGATTTGAGTCATGATTCTTGTACCCCAGGCTTTGCCGGCTGATGCCGGAGATGAAAGTGTGATCAGTATGAGGCTTGCCATTCGTCCTGTCAAGCCCCGCTGGCAAACGGTCAAATGAACAGCGAGAGGTTGCGGGCCAGAAGCTGACGCTCGGTGCCGAACTCCATCGGAGCGGCTACAGGCATCGGGTCGATCTGGTAGGTTACGCCGTCAAACACGATCAGGATTGGCTTGTGGTTACTGCATTCCTGTTTCGGCGTGTAGTAGATTGCCCGGACAGTGTCACGAGGTACTCCGCGGAACTGGCTCATGTCGTAGGCTGCCCCGCAGTGACTGATCCAGACACGCCCGAAGGCGCGCTTGATATTGGCCTCAGACCGCCAGTCAGCAAGCGTGCTGGACACTTCGGCACGGACTGCCATGGGCAGTTGGTCGTATGATTCGATGCGGTTCCAGGTTTTCATTTCTTGAATTCCTGAATGACTTTGTTCACCGCCTGGATGCTGCCATCAGTGGATTCCAGGGCTTGCTTGAGCCTCACTGCCATCTGGGCGTCCGTGCAAGACAAAATTCGAACTTGGTTGTCGACCGTGACCTTGAGGTCGGAGGCTGATGCGTAGCTGATTTTCATTCTGATTACTCCTGATCATCGTTGTCGACGCGAGCGGCCATGATCATGGCGATGGCGGCCAAGGCCGCGAAGCAGATGAGGAGGATTGCGGAGAGGATTGTGTCCATGGTTCGCTTGTCCCTTGAGGTTGGACGGCATCATCGGCTGCCGTCCCGGGCCGTTCGACATCATCCGTGTCGATGGATGGAATTCTCTCGCAGCTCCGCCAGGAAGTCAACCATGGGTTGCTCCCACACGCTGCTCGGATCGGTCTTGTCGGTCCAGCGGTTGACCACGACAGACTGGCGGTCTGCCTTGTAGATCAGGACGGGCTCATGTGGGCCGGCCGCCTGTGCCAGCGCCTGTGCACGCCACTTGGCAAGCAGGGCGGGCTGGACCTTTCCGTATCGCTTGCACTCGATGGCGTAGCCCTCCACGGCACTTCCCTCTAGGTCACCGGGGAGACAGCCCTTCCGGTACTGCTCGATCAGCCGCTTGCACTCGAGGCCTGTGACGGCCTTTATCTCGTTGGCGATCTGCCGCTCGAAGGCGGCCCCCTTGTTGCGGCCGTTCACGGCCTTTTTCTTGGTTTCCTTCGCTGCTTCCATGGTTGCGCCCTCCTTTAGACGCCGTACAGACTGGGATTGTAGGGTGACATCAGCAGGTAGGCGAGGCCGCCGCCCTGCTTTCCGATCTTGATCTTGCGGATCACACCGAAGTCGCGCTCCATCACGGCAAGCACACGGCTGATCATCAGGCGGTCGTCCTGGCCGGCCTTCTTGATGATGCGGGACAGCTTCGGATTGCGAGCCACGATGGCCTGAACCAGTGATGCTGGAAGCATGTTCTCTGTCGGCAGGTCATGTGGCTGCAGACCGTGCAGGATTTCGCTCTTCGGGTTCGTCGTGGCTTCTGTCATGCAGCGATGCAGGGTCTCGCTGATGATCGTGCTGGTGGACTTGTCGGCCTCGGCGATATCCTGCTTCATCAGGTCCAGATGCTTCGCCACGAACCGGATGGCCCAGACGGCGATGTCCTCGGTGATCTGCGGCGCCATCGTGTTGTTGATGATTGCCACGGCCGTAGCCAGGCGCTCGGCACGGGCATGCACACGGGCGGCTGCGTCGGCCAGGGTTTGCTTGCCGGACAGCCTCCAGGCAGCGGCCTGACGCGCCCGCTTCGTGGCGTGCTCACGCATCACGCGCTCGGCCTCACGAGTCATCTGGACACGGTGGTACGCCGGGGCCTCGCTGCCTGCCACGCGGTCCTGGAGGTTGGCCAGCCGGCGAATGGTCGACAGCGTTGTTTCAGTCAGAGCGCCACCCGTTCCGCGGATCATCTGCATGCCGTCGTACCAGTTCACGACCGTGAGGCGCGACAGCAGACCTGACCCAGATGCGTCCGAAGACAGCAGGTGCTCCAGGTAGGCTGGCTGCGTGTCGGCGATCATTGACAGGTAGTAGTGACGTGGGATTTGGGCGCCCGCCTGTGTCAGCGTCAGCTCGGCCGGCGAGGCGGGGGCGCGGTCGAACATCTGGATGACTTGACGCAGACCGACGGAGCCCACCTGGTCGCTGGCCAAGCGGGCCAGGTCCGTACCGATCTCTGACCAGTGGATCACGCCAGCAGGAATCTGTGACCGAAGCTTGGCCACGGAGGCTCGCCCGCCGACTACGGAAGCGGCAACGGCGCACGCCGGGTTGGCGTCACTGAACAGGCCGGTGATCACGCTGGCGATGTTCTTGCCGGATCCAGGAGGGGCGCACAGCACGACGTGGTTGGTGATGCCGAACGAGTCGCCGGATGGGCTACTGAAGTTACGGGCCGTCAGGCCCGACACGGCCGCCAGCAGGGCGCCGGTGGCAAAGTCCACGGGCACGTCGCCCCGGACGCTGTTGGCCAGATCAGAGACCATCTGACCAGCCAACCCCGGTGGCAGGCCGGCATTGCTGACGTCCTCGGTCTCGACCACGGCAACGGTTTCCTCGACGGCAGGGGGTTCCTCCGATACGTCATCGCTGAGCGCGTCCAACTCACCGGACACGGCCATTTCCGCCGCCCGAGCAAACATCCGGTCCCAGTCGAAGCCAGCTGTCGTGTCGCCAGGAACCACTTCCACGTCAGCCTCTTCGGCCTCGGGCAGCTCCTTGATCGCGCCGTCGTCATCAACCGTGTAGCGCGTCGTGGCTGGCGGCTCCGGATCCGGCTTCGGCATGCGTGCCTCGGCCAGCTGTTTGGTCAGCTCGGCAACCTGGGTCGTGAGGGCCGTCACCTGCTCCAGCAGGCGCTGGATCATCGCGTCACGGGGGTCCGTCTCTGTCATCTTGCGTTCGATCTCCTGGGCCTTGTCTGCAGCCTTGGCGGCCGGGGTGTCGCAGTATGCCACACCGGCGATAGCCTGGGCCATCTCCGAGTATTTGGAGCCCACATCGCGGCTGCGGCGCACGGAACCAATTGTCCGCTCGACATAGTTCGTCTGGGCCTTCTCGCGCTGACCAAGGCCGGACTTGCGGAACGTCGTGGCAACCACGGCGTCATCGTCCGACGCAAAGCACAGTGCCTCAATCAGGGCCATATCGGCTTCAGACTGCGATGGGTAGCCCATGGCCTGCCAATCGCCTTTCCACAGGCGCTTGACCTTGTCCTGCTTCCACACGCGCTTCAGGGCGGCGCGGCAAGCGTCATCGCTGGCGGCATTACCCATCGCGGCGGCCACGGGTTTTATCGTGTTCTTCAGGCCGCCAAGGCGGGCAACAAGGCGGTCGATCTTGTCCTGACGAGCCTCCACCACATCCCAGCCATTGATGACATTGCCAGTGACGATGATGAACCGCTCCTGGCCGTAGACCTCGATGTCCTGCTTCGCGTCGCGGACTCCGCCTGCCAAGTTGGCCCGTACAAAGATGTGCGTGCCGCGGCCCGAGGACGACGTCTCGGCGTAGGAGTCCAGCCACTCGACCATGGCCATTTGGTTGCCGTCGTAGTCCTCGTCCATGTCGACAACGGTCACACCGCAGCCCGGCGTCAGCAGGGCGCCAACGCGAGCGGATGGTCCGAGGGACTTGGCGCGCTTCCAGGCCTCGGCGGCCGTCATCCAACCGCGTGTATCGGTCGTGGACAACGGCATCCAGCCCCCGGAGGTCGGGGAGATGCCCCATGGGCGCTTGTCGCCGCCCGCGGGATTGCGAGCGACACCCCAGTGTTTGATCAATCGTGAAAGCCTCATGCAAAACCCCGTAAGGTATCCAGTGCGAGCACGATACACGGTTATGGCCGTGTACGCAACCCATGTTCATCGGAGTCAGAAAACGGGAACCCCGGGCTCGGGCTATTTGCTCATCACCTGTCTGATTGGCGTCAGACAGGGCTAAGAGTGCCACGCCATTGTCCCGGGGTATTACTGACACAACCCGCTCCCGTTAGGCAATCACATGCGCCCGGCCGGACCCGCCTGTGATTGCCAGTAGCCGCGCCAACGGCTACTGTCCGGGAAGATGCTGCAACCCAAACCTCCTGGGTTGCGCGACACTGCCCCGTGAGGAGTGCACGGTTACTACTGGTCTTCAGGAGAAAATACACTGCTTACCACATGCCCTGGCCATTGAGGCCCTGGCTACACCGGCCGAAGCCGGTAATTTACCACAAGGCGGGTTTAGGGCCCTGGCCTTACCACCAGGGGTTTGTTCCGACCGCCACGTTCTGTGCTCGTTTGGTGCTGCATTGCCGGAGTTAGGAGGCCTCACGCTTTGGTTGATGCTTCGCGTATCGCCTTGTACCCGACCGGCCGTCTTTACCTTTACCGTTTCAGCCCCGAGATTCCGTTTCGACAATAACCGCATGGCTCGCATGCGTCTAAGCAATTGCATTCAGGGGCTTCGCCTTATCGCCAGCTCGGCCGCCAGATGTGACTGCCTTGCTGTCGATGGGATGAACTATACGCACCTGGCGCGGCACTGTCAATACCCCGCGAGCACACGCCGTCCATCCGCCGACACACGGGTGCACCACACATACGCGCGCGGGCACGCACAGGCGCGGCCAGGCAATCACAGTGGGGCGACCCCACGGGGCGCCGCGGCCGGATGGCTGCGTTCCGCGACGGCTTGCGGACGGCTTCTCATTCGTATTTGACAGTTTTTGACAACGCACTCTATAGAGAGACCATATTAAAAAAGGTACTTCCCAAATATTAGACCCCATGTTAAATGTAACGACACACTTTTTAAATCGTTCAGAATCAATGACTTAGACGAAAATCCTGTTACAATTTAAGTTGTAACAAATCGTAAGCATACACTTTGTTACAACTTGAGAAGGGTTCGCAATTAGCCGAGAGACTGTACGCGTATCCAGTAGTCCGCGAGGTGGTCCTGCAGCGGACTGCGTGGCGGAATGGTAGAATCGTGACCGGTACCGCAAGCCCCTCTGATCAATGAAACCACCTCATCTTCCGCCAATCAATGAGGCCGCTCTCCGCGATCACCCGTGGGAAGACATCTTCCAGGGGGTGACGCTGGACGACTTCATTGCCGCCTACCTGGTCGACTACAACGGCCGGAAGGCCCTGCGTCGCTTGGGCGTGTGGAAGGGGCGTGAAGCGCAGGTGGCCGAGATCCTGTTGGAGAGGGACGATGTCCAGAACGAGCTGTCGCTCCGCCAACTGGAGATCACCGAGTCAAACATGGCCGCCGTGCGTGCACGGGCCATGCAAGGACTGTACCAACTGGCTCTCGGCGCCGAGTCAGAGTCCGTTCGCCTGCAGGCCTTGGGCCGCCTGCTGGATGTGACTGGTGGGGCAACCACGAAAAGCGAGACCATGGACCTGTCCAACACGGAGAGCGGTCAGATTAAGGAAGCCCTCGCCGCCATCGGCCGGGCGCCCGTCCTGTGAAAGCCGACGTCCTTGCTACGCAGCTGCTGCGTGAGTACGCCACGCGCAGCCTGAGGAACTTCGTCGGGGTCTTCTGGCCCGTGCTCGAGAATGACCGCCCGATTGCCTGGGGCTGGGCACTGGACGCCATGTGTGAGCACCTGGAAGCCGTGTCCCGTGGAGAGATCACGCGCCTGGTCATCAACGTCCCGCCGGGCAGCATGAAGTCGCTGCTGGTGAGCGTGATGTGGCCGGCCTGGGAGTGGGCGTGTGGTCGACCGAACCTGAAGTTCATTGGCGTGGCCCACAACACGGCGCTGTCGGCCCGTGATGCCCGCAAGATGCGGCGCCTGGTGCAGTCCCCCGAGTATCGCTCCCTGTTCCCTCACGTGGAGCTGACGAAGGACCAGAACTCGAAAATCAACTTCGAGACGACGGCCTACGGCCAGCGCGTGTGCATGGCCTTCAGGAACATGACCGGTGAGCGGGGGGACCGGGTGATCATCGACGACCCGATGACCGTGGAGGACGCGTTCTCGCGTGCCGCCATCGAGGAGGCCGGCCGGATCTTTAACGAGACGGTGCCGTCTCGGGTCAATGACCGAAAGTCGGCCATCGTGATGATCATGCAGCGGATCCACGAGTCGGACCCGGCGGCCATCGCACTGTCGGACCCGGCCTACGAGAAGCTGATCATCCCCATGAGATGGGACTCGAAGTTCGTGAGCAACACCAAGCGGTTCACGGACCCGAGAACGGGTGGCCCGGATGGTGCCCTGTTCTTCCCCGAGCGGTTTGACGCCGCCGCCGTCGAAGCCCTGGAGCGCCGACTTGGCCCCTACGGATCGGCCAGTCAGCTGCAGCAGCAGCCGGCCCCGCGGTCGGGCGGCTACCTGGATCCGACCAACATCGTCGTCGTGCCGGAAGGCTCGATCCTGCCGCAGCTCCGCCTGTGTCGTGGCTGGGACCTGGCTGCCACGGAGGGGGCGGGCGACTATACGGTCGGTGCACTCGTGGGTAACCACGACGACACTGGCCGGGT